CGGGAACGTCGCTCGTAGAAGAGCGATCAATGTTTCTTTCCGCTTGTCTCATTGCGTCCCGCACGTTGAGCCTCTCCACTCGTTTGGCTTCGATGAAAACATCGGGCGTACCTACGAGGTCTGCCCCTCCTGCGATAACGATGCCGGATTTTCCTCCCCCGGATAATGGCGCTCGTTGACATTGCTCTTCTCCAAATACCTCTTCGTTTAGATACGCAGCGAGTTCACGCTCGTACGCATCGCCTTTAGATTTCTGTGGGTTTGCCATACGACATACCTCCTAATGAAATGGGAACTTTTTTATCTTTGTTGTATGCACCACGGTCAACGCCTTGCTCACGCTCATGGCATGAGAAACATCGGTATTGATATATAGGACGAGGAGTACGATCTCCGCATACTGAGCAAGGTCTTGACCATTTCTTAGGTTCCACCCTGCGTTGATATTTAGCGCCGGGAAAATACTGCAACTCCATCCTCATAAGTTGCCGACGCATTGTGTCTACACATACACCAAACTTTTTTGATAACTGTCTATGTGTGAATTTAGTATGATTACACTTCAACCATTGTTCCTCCTCGTCGGAGAGAACAAGTCTTTTTGCCACCACTCTGCCTCATAATTACATTATAAAAATTATGGCTAACATATATATCACAGTTGTGAAAAAGACACAACTATTTTACTCGTAGGGATTGACTTTTTAGCGAACAGGTGTAAACTTCTCCGAAGTAGTGCGAACGACGAGGAAACCCAAAGGCATTTGGGTTTCTGAGGAAAGAGAACGTAGTGCCTCTACGGAGATAAGAGAAGTTTAAATTTCTTCGTTCAAAAAAACAGTTTACTTAAACAACTATAGTTGTTACCATTGAGATGGTATGACTGCATGGAGTTGAATATCCTCCCTCTCAACTTCTAATATTGTTACGTGGTTCTCCATACTAACTCCCCCTCTAGTGCCTTTGGGTTTCATATCTGCTAGAGGGGGTTTTTTTTATGCTTACGATGTCTGAATATTTTTTTGCTTTGATCTTCAACTACACGTGGACGATACTTGGGTTGCCGAAGATCGTGTGCCATAGGGTTACGCCTTATCGGTTGGACTTGAGTTCTGCCAGATGACTTGCGTGATCCGTTGTTCTGATTTCTTCCGTCCATTCCTTCACCATATATAAAGGCTTCTTAATCCTCGAAGCGATCTCTTCGTTAGATAGAGCAGGTCTTTTTGCTCCTGACTTATCCTCCCATTCCCTAGCATACATGATTGCTCTCTGCTTTGCTGACTTATATGAAACGGGTCTAAACGTAGACATGATCGGATCATACGCCATACCTATCTGGTGGAATGGTTCATGTGTATTTGTTGGTTCACGAACTTTTCCATATCTTATTTCATACATAAGGTCTAAAACCTCACCCGTTTTAATAGCAGGGGGTGTACGAAGATTTAAGAAAACATCTGGATCATGTATCCCTGCTTTTACGTTTGCAGTTGTTTCGTCCTCGAAAATCTGAGTAATCTTTATTTGTGTTTCGAGAACTGTTAATTGATTTGTTGATCCTGCTTCCCTGCCAGATTGTCCACTGTCACTAGGCTTATTAGAATGGTGTAATAATATGACTGTTATCCCATTGTTTCTGAGGGTCAAACAAATATTATTGACATAACTCCAATCGTCCGAAGAGTTCTCGACCATGCTTGGAAAGGCAGATCGTATGGTATCAATCACAACTATATTAGGTTTGCTTGATTTAACCAGATATTCAAAAGCCTTTAAGCCTACATCTGTCTTTAGGTTCATCATGTTCTGATTATCAAAAGGACACCACATCTTAAAGTAATCCCCTGCATCACCATAAGTAGCTCTTGCTTGCTTTAAGAAGTTAACAACATTAGCACGTGAATTTTCAAAGTCTAAATAAAGTACACGTGGTCTACGTGGAAGAGAGAAGCACCCAAAGTTTTCCTCCCCGGCTGATGTTGAATACAAAAGATGTCTAGCAAACGTAGACTTTCCATGACCACTGTATCCATGAAACTGTATGATGGTCCCAGTTGTAGGAATGAAAGGCTCAACGAAATATTCTACAGAACCAAGCTCACCTTCGAGCCTATCTATATCATTAACAGTTATAAGCCTAGTATCTGGTTTGGTATTCTCTTCATTCTTTATAATATCTTCTTTAGCTACATCTCTTTCGGGATGATTTCTTTTTTCCGATATATAAATGTCATCCATAGTGCTTTCGATTTTATCGTCATCAAAAGGATTGGACATAAAGGTATCACAAAATTCTCGACATTTTTCATACACTTCCTGCCTTGTCATACCTAAAGCTACAAGCTCGCCTACGAGCGATACGATCCTCGAATGGCATCCATCACCAGCATCAATTTTTCTGCCAAGCTCATCAACATCTTCTTTGGTTCTTTCCCAAACGCCATATCCTTCTGGCTTCACACCGACAAAGCTAACATTCTCTAGCCTAAAATCTTCTAAGTTAATTATTTTATTCTCTACTTTAGGTTGAGCAATCGTAGGCATGTGAAACATGGGCAGATCATCGAAGTCAGCACCGGGCATAAGTTTCCACGATTTTCCAACAGAAGGTGGAGCGAATACCATACCCTTCGATCCACGTAGATCAAGACCAGAACACTTTGCCCACTCAACACCAGAGTTATTTGCTCCAACAAAACTCTTAATCCAAGCATCACCTTTCGGATGAGAAAAGTAGAAGTGGAAACCTTTTTTGGTTTCCACCACTACTGGCGTTCGAGTAAGTCCAAGCTCTTTAGCTTTATTAACAGCTTGCATATTGTCACAATCGACAACAACCAAGTTGCTTAGTCTACCTGTCAAGATAGCGATGTCGAAGTTTGGGTAAGGTTCAAACATCTTCTCCACTTCATCGTAAGTAGGAAGAGTTTTACTCTCGCTTAGAGTTCCCCAACTAAAAGGACAGACCTTTGTTTTAGGATTGATGGGGACACTAACCCACCCCCTATCCAAGTATTCAAGAGCTGCCTCCATTATATTTGTCATTATTATAGTCCTCCACAAAATAAGAATTGAGATCGAGGTGCGGTGCTACCTCTTTGATTTTTGATAAATAAGCGGAAGAAATAAAGTTCCGTCGTGTCCATCCATAGGGGACAGTCCGACCTATATTGAGTTTCTTAGCGACGCTCGAAGCACCACCAAGATCGTCAATCAAAGTTTGTATATCGAATTTCATTTCATTTTCCTCTTGCGTATCCGTTACTTTTATCGTAAGTTGTGTAAATTGTAAACTATAAATAAACGTCAAAGGTTAACTATGAACGATCAACAATCGGTAGAATGGAACGATCTGATAGAGAATATAAAGACAGATCGACCATTACAAACAGCAAGATTAAAAGAAGCTGCTGCAAAATTATCACAATCTTTAAGTGATCTGGAAATACTTAAAGAACGTATAGATATGGAGAAAGGTAAACTGTTAGCAGAATTACCAGAAGAGATTGGCGAATATGAAATTGCCTACTCTAACTCTAATTCCCTAGTCATAAAAATCCCAGAGAAGTACGAGTGGGACAAAAAGAAACTAGAAGAATTATTCCCTGACGGGAGTAATAGACCGACGTGTATTGCTGTAAACTTTACAGTCAATAAGCGTCAGTTCGATACGTCTGATAGTGACGTTCAATCTCAACTTGGCGAAGCCCTTACTATCAAGATGGGTTTGCCTACATTCAAGGTAAAATATCATGGTGATTAGTCCCTTTACTACGACTGATAGTGCCGTTCGTGAGGTCACGAAAACTGCACTTTATGGTCACTCTGGTGTCGGTAAAACTACTGCTATTGGAGACTACTATAACAAATGGGGGAAAGGTCTTATTCTATCGGGCGAAGCGGGTCTTGCGTCTTTATCTAATATAGAAATAGATTACTTACCCTTTCATTCTTTTAATAGAAGTATCAAAGATAGATACTCGTTCGTTGACTTGATGCGTTACGTGTCAAGCGATGAGTTTAAAAAGAGAGAGTATAAATGGCTTGCAGTTGATAGCTGTACAGAACTTTCTCAAAGATGTTTTGAAGATGCTGAGATCGAAACAAAAGATCATCCAAGCAACTTTGAAATTTGGAATGTCTACGGAGCTAATATTCGTAAGACATTAAAATGGATACGTGACAGAGATTGTCATGTTATCTGCACCTTTCTTGCCGACAGTCAAGAGGATGCAAATGGTGTTAACAAAGTAATGCCAATGATGACCCAAGCAAAGATCGCAAAGTGGGTTCCCTCACTATTCGATTATGTCTTTGCATTGGTTCGCACCTCCGATGAAGAGGGAGGAAAGACTGTCGTTCGTAGACAAATTTAC